GGTGGCACATTAGGTGTTACAGGTATTGTTACATTAACTGATGATCTTATTATTGGTGATGGTAAAACAATAGGATCTGCCTCAGATGTAGATGCTATGACTATTGCTTCTAATGGCCAAATAACATTAACACAAACTCTAATCGGTACAGCTTTAGACATCTCTGGCGATATAGACGTAGATGGTACTACAAATTTAGATGTAGTAGACATTGATGGTGCAGTTGACATGGCTACTACACTTACAGTTGGTGGTGAAATAGCAGCAGCAAGTTTAGACATCTCAGGAAATGTAGATATAGATGGTACCTTAGAAACAGATGCTTTATCTATTGCAAGTACAACTATTACTTCAACAGCAGCAGAATTAAACTTTAGTGACGGAGTAACTTCCAACATACAAACCCAGCTCAATACAAAAACCTCAACAGGTAAAGCTATAGCCATGGCTATTGTATTCGGATAATTTAGGAGAAAAATATGGCAGCAGTAAATATAGTAAATGTAACATCCATTGCAGGATTTAATTTGTGTGGAGCAATTACAACTTCAGCAACAGACATAATAGATGTATCTGCTGATGAAATTATTAAATTAAATACATTATTAATATCAAATGTAGATGGTACAAATGCAGCAGATGTAACTGTAGAAATATCTAGAGATAATGGCTCAAATTATTTTCACATAGCAAAAACAATATCTGTACCAGCAGACTCAACATTAACTGTTATAGATAAAAATCGTATGATTTATTTAGATGAAACAGATTTATTAAGAGTATCAGCTAGTGCTAATAGTGATTTACAGTATGTAGCTTCTGGTGAAATATTAGGTGACGCATAAGGAGTTAAAATATGGCTCACTTTGCAGAACTTGACAGCAGCAACGTAGTAATACAAGTAGTAGTAATATCTAACGAGGATGTAGCTGCTAATGGTGGCGATTATTCATCTGAAGCAGAAACTTTTGTTTCTAATATTTTACCTCATTCAGAAAATGGTGTTGCTTGGAAACAAACTTCTTATAACGGTAATCAACGCAAACAATTTGCGGGTGTAGGTCTTACTTATGATGCAACAAAAGACAAATTTATTTTACCAAAACCTTTCGGCAATGATCTCTATGAAAGTTCTTGGACGCTAGACTCTAACGATGATTGGCAGGCACCTGTAACTTATCCTAATGTAAATGAAGTTGACTCTAATCCCGTCTCAATATCTTGGAATGAACCTAATCAAGAATGGGTAGGTAAAACTTATACAGGTGCAAATTTAGAAATAGAAACAGACTATGTTTGGAACGCAAGTAGTCTTGAATGGAGAGAGGTTTAAATATGTCAGATGGTAATGGAGGAATTATTGGGCCAGATAATGACCCAACAACAAGTACACAAAGTGCGGTAATAACTACTTTTAATTCTAGTGGAACTTTAACCACAGCAACACACACAAAAGAACTACAATACCTTATTATTGCAGGTGGTGGAGGTGGCGGAGGTCATCCTGTAGCTCCAACATTTACTGTTGGTTCTAGAGGTGGGGACTCTTCTATAGCAGGAACTCCCATTACAACTGTTACCTCAACTGGCGGCGGAGGAGGTGATACAGGCTATTTCACACCTAATCCTGGAACACAACCTGGAGGGTCTGGTGGCGGAGGAGGTCGTTTTGCTCTTGGTACTGGAACAGCCAATCAAGGATTTAATGGCGGAAGCGGTGCAAGAGCAAACCAGTTAGGTGCAGACGTATCTGGTGGAGGTGGAGGTGCTAGTGCAGCAGGTGGCAACGGAGTAGGAGCACCTACTTATGCAAGTGGTTCTGGAGGTGCAGGAGTTGCATCATCAATAACTGGCTCAGCAGTTACAAGAGCTGGTGGCGGTGGTGCAGGTCAATACTATTTCGGTGCTGGAAATGTTGGTTCTGGAGGTTCTGGAGGTGGCGGTAACGGAGGTAATCCAGCTAATACGGTTTCTGCTGGTTCAGCTAATACAGGTGGCGGTGGCGGTGGTTGGGCTAGTAATATTACTGCTTTCCAAGACTTTGGTGCAGGAGGTGGAGCAGGTGGTTATAGATCTTCTGTCCCAGGCGAAGCATCAGGTGGCGGAGCTTCAGCTGAATCTACATTAACTGTTGTTGGTGCCACAAACTATACTATAACTGTAGGAGCAGGAGGTGCTGGAGCAGCAGCCCCAGCATCAACAAATGGAGGTTCTGGTGTAGTGATTACCAAAGAACCCGAAGTTAGTTTCGTATCGGGAGCATCTGGAATGTGGAGTTTAGATGAAGTCTACGACTTTGTAAAAGCTGGTACTTGGACTAACTAAAAATTCTTTACGCAACAAAAAATGAATCTTAAATGGTATTACTGGTACTTTCAATCAGTTATACCAGAAAGAATTTGTGATGAAATAGTAAAATATGGTAAAGAGCAGGATAAAGAAATGGCTCTTACAGGTTATTCTCAATCCGAAAACCTTACCCAATTAGAAATTAAAAATATACAAAAGAAAAGAAAATCTGATGTAGTATGGATATCTGATAGATGGATATATAACGAAATCCAACCTTACATACATCAAGCAAATGCAAGTGCTAATTGGAATTTTGACTGGGATTGGTCAGAAGCTTGTCAGTTTACCGAATACAAAAAAGACCAGTTTTATGACTGGCATTGCGACTCACATGAAGAACCTTATGACCAACCAGATAATATAAATACTCATGGTAAGCAAAGAAAACTTAGTATGACTGTATCACTCACTGACCCTAAAGAATACGAAGGTGGAGATTTAGAGTTTGATTTTAGAAATACAGACGAAGGCTCTCAACCAAGAATATGTAAAGAAATTAGAAAAAAAGGAAGTGTAATTGTTTTTCCTTCTTTTGTTTGGCACAGAGTTAAGCCTGTAACTAAAGGTATACGACACTCGTTAGTGTGCTGGAATTTAGGATACCCATTTAAATGAGTTTTAAAAAAAATAAGTACCAAGTAATTAAAGGTGCAATATCAAAAGAATTAGCAGATTTTTGTTATCAATATTTTTTAAATAAAAGAAAAGTAGCTAGGCATTTATTTGATGAAAAATACATATCACAGTTTACCGAATACTTTGGAGTTTGGAATGATGAACAAGTACCTGAAACTTATTCACACTATAGCGATATTGTGATGGAAACTTTGCTACAAAAAGTAAAACCTATTATGGAAAAAGAATCAGAACTTAACCTTGTTGAAACATATTCATACGCTAGAATTTATAAAAAGGGTGACGAGTTAAAAAAACACAAAGATAGATACTCTTGTGAAATATCTACTACTATGAATCTTGGCGGTGATGATTGGTCAATATACATAGAACCAGATATTGAAATAAATTTAAACCCAGGTGATATGTTAATGTATCGTGGTTGTGATTTAGAACATTGGAGAGAACCTTTTGAAGGTGAAGATTGTGGACAGGTATTTTTACACTACAACGATGCAAGTAGTAAAGATGCTAAACAAAATAAATTTGATGGTAGACCTATGATTGGTTTGCCTTCTTATTTCAAATAATTGCCTTTTTACACTATAATAAAATAAGTCTGCGATGCAGATCAAAATAAAGGAGAAATATTATGGTAGATATTATTATGTGGGTTACTACAATAGTTACAGTTGCTAGTTTAATAGCAGCAAGTACGCCAACGCCTAAAGATGATGCGTGGATCGGTAAACTTTATAAGTTTGTAGATCTTTTAGCTTTAAATATAGGTAAAGCAAAGGAGAAGTAGTATGGGTATTCTTAGTAAATTTTGGGATAAAGTTACTGGCACTGAAAAAGTTAAAGTAAGATCAAGAAATAAAAAAGGTCACTATGTTGCTGACGACAAATCTACTCCAAATGTTAATGAGGCTTATACTACTAAAAGAGTAAAGAAAAAAGCTAAAATTAACATAAACAACACAGACGCATAATGGCAAAATCACCAGATGCTTTTGTCTATAACGCAACACTTGACCGTATTGTAGACGGTGATACTTTTGATTGTATTTTAGATTTAGGCTTTGATGTAAAGCTACATAAACAAAGAGTTCGTCTGCATGGGATCGATACTCCAGAATCTAGGACACGTGATCTTGCTGAAAAAAAATTAGGTCTAGCTGCAAAGGCTAGGCTTGGTGAGTTATGTTGCGGTAGTTTTAAAGTTAAATCACTTGGTAAAGGTAAATATGGACGTATTCTCGGCATACCTTACACAGAAGATGGCAAAGATATCTGTCAAATGTTAATAGATGAAGGTCATGCAGTTGAATATCATGGTGGTAAAAAAGCTAAAGTATGGGGTGATTATTAAATAACATGGACTCTGTAGTTCAGTTAATTAATGAAGTTGGTTTTCCAATAGCAGCAGCTATAGGTTTAGGTTTATTTATCTGGAAGCTGATCAATAAAATTATTGATGGCATGGAAACTAAAGTAGATGTACTTGATGAAAAAGTTTCTGCTCAAATATCAGAAATAGAACAAAGACTAGGTCAAAAACTAGACTCACAACACGGTATCTTGGTTGCTCTTATTGATAGAGTGCGATCCGTAGACAACGAGATAATTAGACAAGATACACTTCTCAAGACTATACTTGGTGTACCACAACTAATGCACACCGATAGGTTGGCAAAGGCGGATAGAGATGACCAAAGAAAAGATTGATAAAGCAGAAGCTGAAAAAGTTTTAATAACTAAAATTATGGTAGTTATTGGAATTATGTTGTTTGTAGGAATATTTTTTCAAAACCTTTGGGCAGACCAAATAGTTCATAAGTTTAAATCACCTAGTTTTAACGGCATGGGTACCAGCTCACACTATCTTACGATTGAAAACCAAGAGTTCTCAAGAAAATTAACCATTAAGGAAGAGATTAAGGCCTTACAGGATGAGATAGAAAGAGAAAAAGAAAACTCTACTCTTGCAAGATTTATGCGTAACCTAGAATCAAGAGTATATGCTGAGTTATCAAGACAGTTAGTAAATAACTTATTTGGCGAAACACCATCAAGTTCTGGAACCATAACATTAGAAGGTAATACTATAGAGTATACTAGCGATGGCGTAACATTAACTTTAAAGATAACGGAAGCAGATGGCACAGTTACAGAAATCACAATACCTATTGGTACTTTTACTTTCTAGTTGTTCTATATTTGATCAATACGAAGATACATACGAACAAAGATATAGTTCTAAT